TATCGATTATTAGCTTCCGCTCTGCGTTTAGCTTCGGCGGCGGCTTGTTCGTTCTTCGAGTGATTTTCTTTAACCTTGAAATAAGCCACCCACTCTGTTAATTCTTCGGATGTGACCTCCCCAAGCATTTTAGAAACACTCGCATAGCCTAGCAATTCGGCTAATTGATAGTAAAAAAACCGCTCGGGGCGGTCAGTTAGTTTTTTGTTAGTTCCTCAACGTCGCTTTCGGTAATCTTGCTTAACTTCTGCGCGGCGGCGAATACCTTTGTCAATGCGGAAGCCGACTTAGCTCCAAGCGCTTCAATGTCCGCAACGGAGAACATAAGCTCCTTTGTTTCGGGGTCAATCACGGACGCTTGCACTAGCTTTGCGCGGACGTTATCGACATTCGCCTTGCCGTTTTTAACGAGTGAGCTTTCAAAAGCGTCGCGCTCTTTGCCGTTCATCATTTTAAGCACGACTGTGCCGCCCCATTCGGGAACTTCGACTTCCTTAGTCTTTATGTCGTCCGCGTTCAGTATCGCTTCACGGTTTAAATATGCCATTGCGTTATTCTCCCAATCTTAGCCATTCGTCGTGGCTTATCCATGATATTGTTTCGTCCTGCATACCATCAACCGCCGCCGCTACTTCGTCGCTTTCGAGCAACGCCCAATAGCGTTCTGGCTCAAGCGTTGATTCTGCCTTAAACTCAATAACAATCGGCTTTCCTGCGGTCAGTGCGTCGATGTATGTCGTGTCAGTTATATCGAACTGATTAAGTGTGCCGCTTGCAGATTTAAGTCCAGCAACACGCTTTTTGTGTGTTGCACCGAATGCCGTAACGTCCTGCAAGTCTGTTGCTCTGCTAATTGACAAGCTGTGTGCGTATGCGGCGGTTGTCATCGGCAGATACTTGCCTGTAACTGTGATAACCCTTGTATCATCGTCAGTATCAAAAGTGATTGTCCCGTTAAGATAATTAACGGTGTAATCTTCTGCTGTTGCTACACCGCCGTCAAACACTGTGGGTGCGGTTTCCCTGTCAAGCACTTGTTTAACTGCGTTGGCAATCTGATATGACGTATCATCAGCCGTTGTCGTAGCTTCTGCCGTCATGCTTGTAGCTGTGCCGCTAATTTTAATCGCGGCACTATATCCGGCTAATTCAGCCATTTAATCACCTCATTTTTTACGGTCTAAGGGGGAGAGACACGGGGGCTGCTATGCCGGAAAGCGAAGCAGAAAACGTCTGCTTGTCCGCGACTGCTGCGGAGATTTCAAAGCTTTCAACAATTGCCTTTACCTGTTTACCCGCTACGCCTGTGCCGGACGGATAAACGCCTATAAAGACTGTGTTGCCCGGAATAAGAATTTCCTGCCCCGTAGTATCTCCGGGATAATAGTTGCCCGATACCGAGAAAGTGGTATCTTTCAAGCCGCCCATGCGGTTTTTGTATGTATCGCCAAAAGCCGTGATTTCGAGAATGTCGCAAAGCTGACTGTATGTTGAACTGTCAACGCCCAGCATTTTTGCGCCCGTGCTATTTGTCATTGCGGTTGCGCCTGCAATCGCCCATACCTGATTAGTGAATCCCGCTACTTCTGCCATTTATAATTACCTCCTAATATAAGTCCGGAAGTTCATTGTGAACTCTGGACGGTTGTTTTCATCTCTACCTATATCTTGTATATCGCCTTGTTGTTGTATCATTAAGAGCTTTGTCGTTGTTGCTCCGTGCAATAGGTCTTTAATCGTGTTCCAAGCCGTCTCTCCGGCGCTGTACGTTGCCGCGCGAACCTTGACCATGAATGTGGGTTCCTCAAGCTCTGTGCCGCTTAGAGAGCGATTATAGCCGCCCGTGTTGTAGATGCAAACGCATTGGTCTGGCGTAGCTGGCATTGAGCCGATATAGACATTGCTAACGCTTGTCAAAAGTCCCTTTATTTCGCTTGTTAAGCTCACTACTCCACCGCCTTTTTGATTGCGCTTTTCAGTGCGTCCGTATACTTATCAATGTTATCTTTGTACGGTGTTTCGAGATACTTTGATTGACCGCCTTTCGGATGATGATTTTCAACATCTTCGTGCTGTCGCAAAGCGTAAGGCGTGTTAAATCCTATCGTTGCCACCATGCCGTCAACTTCTGTATAAGCCGAACCGCGCAAGTCACCCGTATCAACAGGAGCAAGCCGCTGAGCTTTGCCCTGTAAATCTGCGGCGATTAGTTCAAGCTCTTTTTTAACGGCTGTTTCAGCTTGCGACGGTATCTTCTTGAGCACGGCGTTAAGCTCATTCATTCCGGTTATTGTGACGTTCATTGCAAATACACCTCTCGGAACTGCGTAACACCGTCAAGACTAGGCATAAGCGCCGAGCTAATAACAATTGCGCCGTCGATAGTATCGTTAACAGCGATTGCCGACTCAGTAAATACCCTTGTTGAAACCACGACTTCTACGCCTTGCGCATTACGCACCAGCTTATTGACAGGTTCTTTGCGTCCTTTAATGGTCGCTTCTGTGCGCGTTGGCTCGTCGTATTCATTGTTACCAGTAACGTGTGCCCATGTGAGCGTTTGATTGGCGTAAAGCTCTAGCATATTGCCACGCTTCCGGCTATGTACGGAGCTAAATACTCACGCGCCGTATAAGGCAAAGCGTTATTTGTGCCGCTTCCGTAGCTCTCGGACAACGACCCAAGCGAAAACGATTTCACGCCTTGCCTTTGCAGTTCGGCACGCTTATTCGGGTTAACATTATCAACGGCGATTTCGCATTGAGCGTATTTGACATCATCGGGAACGCTTGTCTGCTCATACCAGCCGTTATAAATGCGCCCGTCGCCCCAGTTGTCAAACGCAAAGTCCGACCAAATCATACGTGGAAACGCTAACGCTTGAGCGGTTGATACCTTATAGCCGACAATTGGCTGTTGGTCTAATAACCTTGTAGCCTTGCGTAACAGCACTTCTTTGTTTGCGTCGCTTAGGGCGTTCCAAGCTATTAACTTTGAATCTGTAGACAGATAATTAGCGGTCAAATATGTGCTTGCATCAGCAATTGAGATGTATGTATCAGTGCCGACAACCAAAGCCATTATTCCACCGCCTTAAAAATCACCCATGCAGAACCCGCGCCGCCAAAAGTTAGGTTTATTGAAGTTAGGCAAGCGATAGGACAAGCGGAAACATCAAGCGAGGTATTGTTTACTGCCGCCCACTTAGCTGTTGTGCCGTCTTTTATCGTTGCGTCATACGCTCCATTGACTTTTATCAAAGCCACTTTGCCTGGCGTTGCTAAAACCGCTTTTGTTTCCGCTCCTGCCGCCGTTATTAGCGCGGAAGTCCAGCCAGAATTTACACCTTCTAAAATCTGCGTTTGTCTTGAAATTGCACTCATTTCTTTTTCACAACCTTTTCAGTGGATTTTGCCGCGGGCCGTGCTTTGGGTTCAATTGGTAACTCGCACTCGGAACATCTTTGATTTTCTGTGCCAGTTTCGCAACTTTCGCAAGCATCTTCAAATTTGTAACCGAGAGTCTTTAACCTTTCGATTACCGTTTCATCGGTTGTGTCTAGCTCTCCGCTTTTATCAAAACGGCATAATGCCTTTTCTGTATCAGCGTTCCAGACTACACCAGTGCCGTAAAATTTCATGTTAATATCTCCTATTTGGAGAGGGGGAATTGCACCCCCTCATTTTTAGACCGTGTAAAGCGGGATTGCGTACACAACCGCGCCTATTTTAACCTTGAGATAAGCATCAGACGTTACCGCGTTAGGGTCGTGCGTCAGCGTAGAGCCAACCGCAACAACCGCCGAGGCATTCGCCGCCGCAATGTCAATAAAGTTTGTGGTTGCACCTGACTGACGAATAGTAGCTGCGCAAGTCGCGCCCGCATCTACCGCGACGGCAATAGCGGAACCAAGACAAGTTACATCTGGGTAAACCTCGACCATAACGCCGTCAAACTGCCCCGTTACTGCCGCTTCGCCCTCGATGTGGGCGTGAATGGCGTTTATTGTAGAAGCCGTAAAAGCATCAGCGTTAACGTCGAGCTTTGCAGACACAGCGGAACCCGCTGTAATAGCTCCCGTTCCCGTCTTGGTAAGCCATGGCTGAGAAGCGTAAGCTTGCGCAACAACCGAATCTTCCGTCGCAGAGCCAACAACCATCCTTGATGCGTCGGCAACAGCGGTCAGTCCCGAATCGCCCGCGCCAAGAACTCCAACCCTATGATATGCTCCGAGCAAATCATCACAGTTTCCCGCGCCCGCCGAGTGGTTGATACTAATTGTTTCGCCGAGTACGGCTGCACCCGGATTGGTGTTTAGCACCTGCGGAACCGCCGTTGTTCCTATTTCAATCTTGCTTATGCCTGTAGTGGCGTCGAGAGCTTCAATGTTTACTTTCTGCGCGGCTGTTGCAGTCGATGTTCCAAATATCTTACCGAAAAAATCCCTCAATGCGGGGTTTCTGAGTTCGTTAATGTTCCATGCCATTTTTTATTTCCTCCTTTTCATAGTAGGGGAGGGGTTAGCCTCCCCGTTTGTTCCTATGCCGTTATATTTGGTCTCTGAGTTTTGACGCAAGCTCTGCGTCTGCTTTGTGATGGCAGGACGGGCAAAGAGAAATAAGATTTTCGCTTTTATTTGCATCCCCATAATTATCGAATAGCCTGTATGGTTTAATGTGATGCACGTCAAGCGCTTTTCCTATCTCCCGCTCGGTTTTGCCGCATTGTTGGCAGGTATAATTATCGCGCTCCCTTATTTCTTTGCGCGTCTGCACCCAGCCTTTGCCTCTTTTACAGCTCGACTTACCATCAATATATCGAAAATGATCGGAGCCCCTGAGTATGTAATCAATGTTCTTCTTTTGGCATTTCTTACTGCAAAAAAAGTGCTTGTTGTTCGGATCGACCTGCGACTGTTTCCTATAGAACTCTTTGCCGCATTCAAAACAAGTTAACTTAACTGATATTCCTTTAGCTTTAGCATTGCACGCTCTTGAGCACGTCACGAAACCCTGTGTCTTCATCTGCCGATTATAATCTCCGTGCCGTATTTTGATTATTTTCCCGCATGTTTTGCACGCCGCTTCAACAAATCTGCATTGAAATTGTTTGCTTGATTCGACCACGCTCACACCAACCGGCAGTTTATTCTTCCATTCATATTCTTTTGCGCAAGTTGGAGAACAACATTTTACATTTTTGCCGCATTTACGAAATATCTTTCCGCAGTTCAAACAAATTGCATCTTCGTATCTAGCTTTGTTTTGGCAGCTATAGGAGCAATATTTTTTATCGCTCCTAGCCGCCGTAAATTCCGTACCGCAAAACTGACAAATATTTTTTGACATATATCTACCCTCCCGCAATTATTGTATCACAAGAGGATAGTTATGTCAATAATTGTTCCGTGTCTTATGCGGTGGCGAGACCGGTCAAAGTCCCGTGACAGAATGTTGGCCCGTAATCCAAACCAATCTGACCAAAAATCTGACCATTCTCAGCCGCGCCAGTTTTTGCCAAATCTTCATAGAACAGATTGCCCTTGCCGGGTACGGGCTGGAATACGGGAGCGCACATTGCAACGTCTGCCAGCAAGAGAGTTCCAGCGGGCATCATGCGGTGAGGGTTTGCAACGGCAATATTGCCGAAGTCGGTTTCAATCTGCTTTACGCTTACGCCGCCGATGTTTCTATCTTCGGGGGCATAGCCGTAAATGCTGGATAGCTTCTGCTTCTGGAAACCGCCACAGAAGATAACGACGTTCTTGAAGTTAGCGCCGTTGGTATGCATGGTGCGGAAGATTTCGTCCATGAGAGCCTTAGATAGTGCTGCACCGCCTGCTGCTACTGTGTTGCCTGCAAGAGCGGCTGCCGCTATCATGCCGCGTGTCTGGTTAGGCTGATTGCTTGCGCCAGACAGTGCATAAGTACCCTGTAGGAAATGCCACTCAACCTTGCGTGCGATTGCTTCAAGAGCCTTTGCAATCTGCCAATCCTTTTCAGAGGGCAATCCAGTTGCGCCTGTGGTGTTAATGCCGGACAGTCTGCCGTAGTTAGACTGCTTAACATAGGACAGCAAGACTTCCTCTTGGAAAATCTGCACTACGTTAGTAGACTGATTGCGGACGTAGTTAATCGGTGTTACGCCTGCGATGGATTCGGTTTCTGTGATGGTTTCCTGTGCAAGTGTTTCGTGGTCGTACTCGCTTGCGGTTGCAAACTCAAAGTTGGTTGTCATTTTGCCGCCAGTTAGACCGCCTATCATCGACAGGAATGGCGTGTTAATCATGTCACTTGTGAAAAGTTCGCCTGTGTAATTGGGCAATCCCCAAATTGTTCCGGTTGCTTCATTAGCCATTAGTTAATTCCTCCATAAAGTGTTATTTTCGTGAT